TGAACAGAAAAGAAGAAATTCAAAAGCACATCAAGGCTTTATTGCAGTTGATTGGCGATAATTCGGAGCGTGAGGGATTAAAGGGGACTCCCGAGCGTGTTGCGAGAATGTTCGGGGAGATTTACCGAGGTTATGACCCTGCACAGAAACCGAAGATTACCACATTCCAAAATGGAGTTGATGGTATTGTGTATGATAGTATGGTTATAGATGAAGGTACTTTCTATTCTATGTGCGAGCACCACATGATGCCATTCTTTGGTAAATATTGGTTTGCTTACATTCCAAACCCGAATGGTAAGATACTAGGTATATCTAAGATTGGTCGTGTCGTTGATTATTGCGCTGCTAGATTGCAGATACAAGAGCGATTGGGGCGAAACATCGTTGATATGCTTTCGGATGCCCTAGGTAAAGAAAATCCTCCTCTTGGCATCGCTATCGTTATGGAAGGTGAGCATCTTTGCAAAACTATGCGTGGAGTGAAAAAGAAAGGTATAATGCGCTCTTCGTACTTTGTTGGTGAATTTAAAAATAACAATGAATTGAGGTTGCAATTAGAGAATGCTATACGAGCCAGCAGGCAGGGTTAACCCCTGCCAGTGGCTTTAAGTATGCAATCACAAATGAAGTCGCTTTGGTTGCCCTCGATGGTTGCCAGTGCATCTAATACTTCCTGGGAGGCTGAGAAATAAAGTCGCTTGGCGCACTTTTTCTTTCGTCCAGAGCCTTTGCGTGCTCCACCCCAAGATTTGTTTGATGATTCGTTTAATTCACTCATAACGTTAAAAATTTGGTTGTATGAAAAATAATTCGTAAATTTGCAAACGAAATCCCAAAGTGGGGTGGTGGTTCGAGCACCACCCCTTGGAGCTTAGAATAATCTAATCGTAAATGATAAGATTTCTATTTTCCAAATCTTCAATGAAATTTTCAGTACGTTCATAAGACTTTGGGATTTCATTTTACTTTCCCTCATCCTCGGAGGGTTTCAGTAGATAAGGACTCTTCCCTTATTACGTTTGCAAAGATACGAAATTTATTTGAAATATGCAACTTTTTTCAAGAATATTTTAAATAAAAAACAAAGAAATTTTAACTATGCCAAAAGGTAATAACGAGAAGTTGCGGTTGCAGCGCATCGACATACAGAACCGCCTAGACATCATTGCTCCTCTGTACCGCCGAGGTTGGACGGAGCGAGAAATCACTGCGGAGGTTCGCAAGCGGCTCGACAGACCGAAATACAATCAAGCGCACTGCGACATTCAGCGGTTATTGAAGGAGTGGAGGGAAGAGAGACTGACCGACACGGACGAAAAGATAACAAGCGAGGTGGCAAGGTTGAAGCTGGTAATACGTGAAGCCTGGGAAGCCTGGGAGAAGTCGAAGGAAGACTACCACTTGCAGAAATCAACCCAGCATGGACAGCCTTTATTTGATGAGCGAGGAAAGCAGATTTCAATCGAGACCGTCAAGGCGATAATGTACGATGCCGAGAAGCGAGGATTCGGAGAACCACGCTACCTCGACATCATCATCAAGGCAGAGACGCAGATTTGTAAGCTGCTCGGACTGGATAAGGTCGTGCTCGACCTGAACGCAGGCTTCCAAGGCGGCATCGAGGTACGCTACATCAACTCGGGACATTCTTGCGCATCCAGCGAGCAGGAAGTAATCGAGCGTGAAGGATTGGATAAAGAATAATTTAACCATAATTTTGTTTTAAGTTTTTATTGTTTGAAAGAATGGCACTATTTGACGTTATTGGTGAACTCTATGATCCGAATGCGGACGTGAAGCCAAGGTTTCTCGTAAACCAAGGAGGCACGTCCTCGGGGAAGACATACACCATCATGCAGCGTCTTATAGTGCTTTCTTTTGAGCATCCAAGGGTAATTATCACAGTGTGCGGTCAAGACCTTCCGAACCTAAAGGTGGGAGCCATGCGAGACCTCGACACTATCCTGCACACAAGGGCAGAGTTGCTGGACTGGTTCAAGAACAACAAGAGCGACAGCAGCTACCGAGGGAAGAACGGCTCAATCATCGAGTTCAAGAGTTATCAAGATGCGCAGGATGCCAAGAACGGTAAGCGAGACTATCTGTTCGTTAACGAGGCGAACGGTGTGCCATACGAAGTGTTTTGGCAGCTTGCCATCCGAACACGTAAGCAGGTATTCATCGACTACAACCCAAGTGCAAGGTTCTGGGTGCACAACAACATCATCGGCAGGGATGATTGTAGATTGATCCTGAGCGACCACCGAAACAACCGATTCCTGACTGAGCAGGAACACAAGAAAATTGAAGAGATTGACGACCCAGAACTTTGGCGAGTATATGCGCGTGGACTAACCGGAAAGATAACCGGGCTTATCTTCACCAACTGGGGCATCGTTGACAAGCTGCCACCAAGGGAGGAGTGGAAGATGGAATGCAGGGGTATGGACTTCGGATTCACCAACGACCCAACTGCGCTGGAGCACGTTATATTGGCGCACGGAGAGTTATGGGTGGACGAAGAAATCTACCAGCCTGGAATGACGAACGATGACATCGCAGACCGATGCAAGGAACAAGGACGGACGAAACGAGACCTTATCATTGCGGATTCGGCAGAGCCTAAGAGCATTCAGGAGATACACAACCGAGGGCTGTGGATAATCGGCAGCACCAAGGGAGCGGACAGTATCAACAACGGTATCGACATTTTGAAGCGTTTTCGCATCAATATAACAAGACGCAGCCACGGCATCATCGGGAACATGCAGCAATACAAGTGGAAGAAGTCAAGGGATGGAGAGACCACGAACCAGCCTATAGACGCATTTAATCACGGAATAGACGCAATACGATACGTAGCCTTGAAGAAGTTATCCGTAGCAAGCCATGGAACGGCTAGGGCGCACGTATTGAGGCAAAGATAACGACAAAAAATATAAAAGCGTATGGATAATAACACTACATTCAAGTACTGGCTGGCAGTTGCTAGGCACACCAGCTACAAAATCGGCAAGCAGCCACGACCAGCGTTTGTCGGAGGGAAACAAGTGCCCGACAATCTCAACCAGTTATCAATCGGGCAGCTAATAGACCTTTCCCAGCTATCAGACAGCGAGGAAAGTCTGTATCAGATAGTGACAACCGTCCTCGGTCTGAGCCACAAGGAAGTGGAGCAGGCTAGGGCGGTTGATGTCGTTATGCTCATCGGCTGGGTAACAGCAGAGGTCGAGCGCATCAACAAGCTCTTCGAGAGCACAGACACAGCGAAGCCAACGAGACTGGAGAAGGAGGCAGGCATCGATACCCTGCGGTTCGGACTATTCGGCATGCTGGACTGGTATGCGGTAAGGATGGGCATCAGCGACCACGACCAAGTATTAAAAACGCCATGGCTTCGCATCTACAAGTGCATGGAAATGGACAACAAGAGAAGCGTGTACGAGCGAAACCTGCAGAAGTTGCAAGCGGAAGAAATGAAACGTAAATCTAGATAATTATGGCAACAATAAGGGAAACATTAAAGCAGTTGGCAGCAGACACGCTGCCAGACTACACCTACCTATTCGAGGACTGGGACACAGCAGACACCAAGCTGGAGAAACTGAGCTATCCGGCAATCGTCTGCATCATCCCAGCCAGCGGCACGACAGAGATACGCAACGGCAGGGTATACGACACCGTGAACGTTGCCCTGGCTTATCTCGACACCGTACCGAGGGCAGCGGAAGGAGAAGACAACGGAGAGTGCATCGACCGAATGAAGGTGGCAGGGGCGAGGATGATACGAGCCATCAACCAGTCGCACCAGTTTGAACCACTGGAAGGGCAGCAGTACTACGAGACCATCATCGAGCGTTTGAGCACGATCGTGTCGGGCGTAATGTACTCCCTGCAACTGACACAGAGCATAGGAGGGTGTGAGGTATGAGCAAGGGAGGTATTCAATTCGACCCCAAGGCGGCATCGCTCATCATGCGTGAGGAAGTGGAGAGAGCACGGCAGCTTATCATCAACCACATTCGTATCAACGGACAGAACGCATCGGGGCGCACAATAGCGAGCCTAAAGGTGGAGCAGCCCAGCGAGGAAGAAACCATCCTCTGGGGACACAAGCCATTCGGGGTTCTCGAAACTGGACGAAGGGCAGGAAAGATACCATACGGCTTCCGTAGCATCATCCGGCAGTGGATGAAAGACAAGGGGCTGCACGGCAGACCTATCCCCTACAAGACCCAGCGGCAGCACAAGTATACTCCACAAGAGCGTGGCGACATGAGAATGGCAGGAGCCATCGCGCACACTATCGCCAGCAAGGGTTCTAAGCTGCACCGGACTGGCGGCAGGGCTGACGTATACAGCAACGTTGTGACCGACACGATGAAGCGGCTCGAGCAGCGACTTATTTTCTTAATCCACCAGTCGGTGGGAAGTATCAAACTTAACAATGAGACGGTATGAGACAGACAGTGAACAACGGATATTCTTTTTTCTATCCAGATGAAGTGTGCTTCGCCTTCTTGCCTTGCATCATCAGAGCGAGTGGAAGCAACCTATCGTGTATTGAGGTAATAATCAGATGTTACAACAAGGAACGAGCCTACAATGTGGAGGCGTTCAACGGTGAGTGCATAACAGACTTCAAGACATACGTGCAAGCTCTTTTTGACGGACGTATCAATGCAGCCTATGATTGGACAATAAGCTATGACCCCAGCGTTCTAAACATTCTCATGGGTATCGAGGTCAACGCATACGATGCCGGAAACGTACAGCTTGCGAGCATCGATTTCACTACGAACATGGTTTGGGGCGCACCAAAGTATGGGGAGACGTGGAACGGCTACAAACGGCTTACATGGTTTACTCATTATCCGTTCTCCTTTGGCATATACTTAAGAAAGTTGAACACCAAACTACTAATCGGTTACGAGGGAGCACCCAATAAGCTACTGGAGATTCCGACTTACGGTATGATGGACTTCAACGCAAACACATTGCCGAGTGGTGCAAAATACTGGAACATATACGATTATGATGGAGAGATTCAGCAGGGAACGTTTGACAATACTTTCGACATTACTTTCAGATTAACCACCGGAGGTAAGCAGTCACTATTGTTACGCATCGACAGAGACGATTCTGAGAGTGGTATCTATCTGCGTTGGATTGACCGGCACGGATTCATCCGCTATTGGCTCTTTGCGGCTGGGGAGGAAACGAGGGAGATAGCCAGCGACCTGAGTTTCATACGCAACAATTTAGCCGATTATCTATACGGCTACTATGGCGATAATGGAAGAAGGCAGGGATACGAGCGTACGGATTCAATCAAACTTTGTGCTCCGTTGGTTGACAGTGATACGTTCGACATGCTACAAGACCTAGCCAGCAGCCCAGTCGTTGACATGTACCTAGGGGGAGACTGGACGCAAGAGGAAGACCAGTGGATGAGCGTAACAATCAAGGCAGGAAGCTACACGAAGAGCACAGCTTGCTTGCAGGATTTCGTGTGCGAAATGATTATTAACAACATTAACGTTCAGAGACTATGATAGACCAGCAACTTTACATTGACGGTGTTTTGATGGATTTGCCGGAGAACACCGATGTGGTGCTCGACATCAAGAGCAACCTTTTTCGTGACGTCACAAAAATGACCTCAAACTACACGTACACCATCCAGTTACCACGGACGGTGCACAACCTTTCAGTATTGCAGCAAGCGGACAGACCGAAGAGCGGCAGCAGATACCCTTTTATTTTCCACCAGTGCAGTTATTTCCGTGGAGGTGTGCAAATTATCAAGGACGGACGATTGAACGTGATGAGCATCGAGGAAAACATTGAGGTTTCAATTTACTGGGGTATAATGCCAGCGTTCACGAAGCTACTTGAGAGCGGAATGAAACTGAACGAACTGGGAGTGACAGACAGAGTGCTTTTTGAAAAGTACAACAAACCAAACACAAGGGAGGAAGCCGTGAACAAGGGAATATTCTTTGCTTATTACAACCCATACCGAATTGAAAGCAAAGATAACTTTGGTATTAATCTGGTGCAGAGGAATAAGTATACCACGACACAATACTCGGCTAGCCGTGGACGCATCAGAACTGGCGCAGAGGTCGGAAAGTACATCAGTGGAAATATAGAGAACGCATCGGACACGATTTGTGCTCTCATCCCCTTCTTGCCATCATCAACGGCAAATGTGCAAGCGCAAGGAAAGGGCGATTATAGAAGCTATGCAGTACTGGATAAGTACATGCGGGTTATATCCGTGAGCGGAGAAGATGAGACGCTGGAAGTATACACCATCAGAGGAGAGGCTAGAGCTGCATACCTCGTAGTGAATGCACCTGCCGAATATTACAGCACTCTGTCGCTATCAGTTACCGGGCTGACACCTATGCACGAAATGATAGATGGCGATAATAAGGAGGATTTCGTAGGCGATGATGTGGCGGTGGATGAATATAAAACGTCCCCAAAATTCTTGCAGCCATGTGTGACCGTAAACTGGCTATTGTCAAGGATAGCGAGGAAGTCGGGCGTATCTTTCGTTTGGCAGGATGATGAAGCAAAGAAGATGTTGAACAACCTCGTTGTGCCTATAATCAACAACAAGGCAGACGACAAGACGATCATCGGTAATCTGACCGCAGACGTTAAGAGCCGTGACGGACTGGGAGCACTTTCCTTTTCCGTCAACAACTCATTGACGTCAGTCACACCAAGCACTGGCAGTGATGTACAGAAACTGACGATAACGAAGGATTGCAAACTGACCTTTGATGTGCAAGTGCAATACTACGTCAGACATCAGTTTGATGACGCAGCGGAGATTCAGTTGCCTATGGGCGTGAAAATGACCGTAACAACACCAAGTACCACCGGAGGTGAGGCATCCACGCAGGAATACGAGTTCGGAGATTTGAAGTACGAGGATGGACAGGTTAAGTACCCGGTCGTACTACGCAGATATGCTATCGATGGCTATCTTTATTTGCTTTCGGCAGGGACAAACACTATATCGCTAAAGAAGGACGATGTACTGACGTTTGAGACTATCATGCACGGAATAAACACAGTCAACATGCCTTCCGTTTATGGCGGCAAAATCACTGCGAGCGTCAAGAGTGGGGACAGCGTTCCGATTGGTGGAAGTTTCCCTATCGGCATAAACCTGCCTGAAATCGAGGTAACAAACTTCATTAAGTTTCTAGCTTTGATAACTGGCTCGTTCCCTAGGCAACTGACCAACAGCACGCAAGTGCAGTTTATCATGTTTACCAGAGTTTGGGCAAACAAGGCGAACGCCTACGACTGGAGCGGAAAACTCATTCCGTATGACCGCCAAGGTGCACCACGGAAAAGCGAGTATTCCGTTTCAGACTTTATGCAACACAACCGCTACAAGTGGAAGGAAGACGAAGAGACAACCGGGGACTATGATGCAGACCTCGTAATCAGCAACCAGACTTTGGGCTATGAGCAGGACACATGGACGCTACCTTTTGCAGCCAGCGATGACAACCGCATACCGATAAGAACACTTGATTCTTTCGGCATGAAGAATGGTGGAGAGTATAAGGGATGCAAGGAGCGGATAATGACGCTAAGAGATGATAAGGAGCAAGCTGCACTTCGATTTGATATTGACCTTCAGAACATATTCGATACGAAGTACAAGCAGCTTGCAGCAAGTATCGCCAGGGCGCACGTAATCACGGAACGGCTCAATCTGTCGGACTTGGATATACTAGATTTTGACGAAACGAAGCCAGTGTACCTTGCCCAGTACGGAGCGTTTTTTGCGGCTTTGGAAATCAAGACAACAAACAGCGGATATTGCGAGGTTACAATGATAGAGTTGAACAACTAAAAGAAAGAACTATGGTAAGTGAAGACAGACAGCAGATTCTTGACATCAAGGTCAAGTACGAGGATGCAATCTATGGCATCATCAGATACAAGGAAAAGATAGACCAGCTGAAGGCAAGCATCAAGGACTTGCAGCAGCAGGAAAAAGACAAGACCATCACGACCAACGAGATGAAGGTGCAGACGGAAGCCATCAACGCAACCATCAAGGAGTATCAGTACAACGTGCGCACCTTGCGGAAGGAGATCCAGAACAACGTGCGCACAGAGAACGAGCAGGAAGGCAGCTTGAAGCAGCTGCGTGCCCAGCTTTCCAATGCCACTAAGGCTTACGATGAGATGAGCCGTGCCGAGCGTGATAGTTCCAAGGGTCAGGAGATGCAGGAGCATATCCAAGACTTGATAGAGGAGCTGAAAGAGGCTGAGGAGGCTACTGGAAGATTCCAGCGCAGTGTCGGCAGCTATTACGATTCCATGATGAAGGCGGCTGACGACCTGCAGAACACCGAGTTTTTCGGTTTTGATGTTGTTGATGATACTGGAATCGGAAAGGTCATGGAAATGGGAAAGTCCGTGGAAGACCTAAGGGTAAAGTTTGGTGCGTTGAAAAATACGGCTCTTTCCTTATTGACCAACCCTTATTTCCTCGCCATGGCAGGTGTGGCAGGTGTCGGAATGGCTTTCAAATGGTTCTATGACTACAACAAGGGCATAGAGGAAGCCACACGCAAGACCATGCAGTTCACTGGGCTTTTCGGTGACGAAATGAAATCAGTGAGAAATCAAGCCTTGGCAATCAGCGAGACGTTTGACGTGGATTTTGGCGAAACCTTGCAATCCGCAAATGTAATGAGCAAGCAGTTTGGCATCAGTGTATCAGAATCGCTAAAGCTCTTGCAAGATGGCTTTGTGGCTGGTGCGAATGCTAGTGATGAGTTCCTAGAGAACGTGAAGGAATACCCAACGTACCTGAAGGAAGCTGGATTGAATGCGGAGCAATTCGTGGCAATTTCAACCAACGCCACCAAGCAGGGAATATTCTCCGACAAGGGTCTTGACACCATCAAGGAGGGTAATCTTAGACTTCGAGAGATGACTACCGCAACAGCAGCCGCATTGGATGGCATAGGTATATCAAGCGAGAAAGTTCAGAAAGAACTGCAAAACGGTAGCAAGACCACATTTGACATCATGCAGGAGGTCGGAAACAAGCTAAAGGAGTACCCTGCTTCTTCAGCCAAGGTAGGAAAAGCCATCGCAGATATATTTGGAGGTCCTGGCGAGGATGCAGGTCTAAAGTACATCGAGACCCTCGGAGACATTGAGATGAACATGGATAAGGTCAAGGAACAATCCAGTGATGTTGCCAAGGCTCAGGAAAAGCAGGTGGAAGCCAACAAGCGTTTGAAGGATACCGCAAGTGCACTCTTTGACGTTACTGGTGGCGGCTTCGAAATGATGAAGGCTCAGGCGGCAACATTCGTGAGCAACCATCTAACGAAACTATTGAGGGCAATCATCAACCTTTATAACCAAAGCGTGGCATTTAGGGGATTGATTCAGTTGATAGGCTTTTCGTTTAAGTCTGTCGGGCAGGTTGCCTTGTTTGCCTTCAACATCATCATAGATGCCATTAAGCTTGTTGCAAGACCAGTGAGGGGACTGTTGCAGATGTTTGAGGGCTTTTTCTCCTTTGACGTGAATAAGATGCGAGACGGCTTCAACTCCATCTTTTCGGGTCTTGGAAATACAGTGAAGGAGGCTTGGGGAGACTTGAAGAAATTCGGCAGCGGAATGGCTGATGCTATCGTGGGTGGCATGAAGAATACTTTTAACCATGCTAACATCAAGATACCAGTCAGCGCAGATGCACCATCCATGGCGACCGCCACAACCGACAATACAAAGCTCAAGGACGGTACTAATATCGCCAGCACTACCCCTAAGACCAAGAAGGAGAAGGCAGCAGCCGACAAGGCGGCAAAGGAGGAAGCCGAGCGCAGGAAGAAGCAGGAAAAGGAATTGCAGGAAGCGATTGCGCTTATCCAGTACAAGTACAACGAGCAAGTAATGGACGCAAAGAAGCGATACCTTGCAGGTATGTACGACAACGAGCGAGACTACAGCAACGACCTCGAACAGCTGGAGAAGAACATGGTGTCACGAAGCATTGACGCATACGTGGCGGCAGGGCAAATTGGAGCGGAAAAGGCGCAGGAAATGCAGGCAAAACTTCTCGACATCATGATAAAAGCAAAAGCGGACTTGAAGAACCAGGCGAAGGAAATTGTGGACGAACTCAACAAGGAGTTCGAGGAAGCAGAGAAGAAGCGAAGGGATGCGGACATCATGAACGGTGGCACTGGAGAGGAAGACGATGCAGCCAAGCTGGAGAGATACAAGACTTTCCTTCAGAGCAAACTGGACGCATACAAGGACTATGCAGCCGTGCAGGAACAGCTCCAGAAAGACCTGAGCGATACTAACGTGGAAATACAAAAGAATGAGAATGATAAAAAGAAGCAGTTGACAGAAGAACAACTTCAAAACATGAAAAGCTATATTTTGGCAGTTGGAGATGCTTTTGTCGATTTCTTTAATAGTGAAGATAAATCTTTTCATTCTTTTCTGAAATCTTTACTTAGCTCTTTGCTGGATGCCGTAGAGATAGCCATGGAGGCACAATACATTGAAATCCTAGGAAGAGGCTTAGCTAAACTCGGATGGGCAGGCGTGGCAGACGCAGCAGCGAAACTCGCATTGCTTAAAGCAGCATTCGCAGGAGCGAAAGCACTCGTCAAGGGATTCTCCACTGGTGGCTACGTCCAAGGCTCGGGCACTGGAACCAGCGACAGCATCCCGGCAAGGCTTAGTAATGGCGAGAGCGTAATGACCGCCAAGGCGACTTCGATGTTCAGCCCGATATTATCCGCATTCAACCAGCTAGGCGGTGGTGTTCCTATCGTAGTTAACAACGGAGGCAGCAACATCGGTATGGATATGCTGGCGGCAGCTGTAGCAAGAGGGTATCAGATGGCTCCACAGCCAGTAGTGAGCGTTGAGGAAATAAACCGAACCCAGCGTAGAGTGCAGACGATAGAGAATATTGGCAGGATTTAAAGTGTAGTTATTTATTCAAGATTTGCGTTCTGAGCGGTTTTCGCTTGAAGGTGGTAAAGTTACACACCCAAGGCAATAAAAGCCGCTTAGAACGCAAAATTTCGGCTTGTTTAGAAAAATTAACTGCTTACGAAATAAACATATTGAAAAATATCGTATCTTTGCAGCGTTTTAAAATTTAAAAAATCACTATTCAATGGCAAAACTCAGAATATACAACGACATCGACAGCCAAGACAACAAGTTCTGGTATCAATGGTTGGGAGGTGATTGCGTATGTTTTCAAGATATAGATGCTTTTGCAGCAAGCATACCGAAAGACGATGATTCCATCGATATGCGCATCTTCTGCAATGGCGGCTCTGTGGTCGAAGGCTGGGCGATTTACGACCGACTGCGACAGAGCGGAAAGAAGATTTCCTGCACCGTGGAGGGCAAGGCAGCATCCATGGCAACAATCATCATGCTTGCAGCACCAAAGGAGAGCCGCAAGGCATACGAGAACGCTGCCTTCCTGCTGCATAATCCGTGGGTTCCTGGCTGGGGGTTGGGCGACCAGCTGAACGCAAAGGACTTGAAGAACCTGGGCGAGGAAATGCAGATGTGGCAGGATAAGATGGTGGACGCATACGTAGAGCGATGCGAGTGCGACCGGGAAGAGATTCAAGCCTTGATGGATAAGGACATCTTCATCAACACCAGCGAGGCTTTGCGCCTAGGTCTTATCAGCAGCACCGTTCCAGCACTCAGCGCAAGCGCATCTAAACGCAATATCGAAAATTTTATTAATTCAAAACAACAAAATCCAAAAGCAATGGAGAAGAAAACAGAAGTAAAGGCTTCTCTCCTCGACCAGATTCTCGCCAAGTTGGGCGTGAAGACACTGGAGGAAGCAGAGCAGGCGGTGGCAGAGCCGCAAGCCAAGGCAGAGCCAAAGGCGATGGAACTCAACACAGCAGACGGACAGACACTGACCGTTGAGCGTGAAGAGGGAGATCCACAAGTTGGCGACAAGGCAAGTCCGGACGGAACGTTTGAAATGCCGGACGGTAAGACAATTGTTGTCGAGGACGGTGTAATTACCGACATTCAGACCGCAGATAACACCGACAACAACACCGACAATGAGGGCGGTGAAGGCGGTGAAGGCGGCAGCGCATCAAGCACCGACAACGACACCGTAGCCAAGTTGCAGCAGCAGGTAGCAGCACTCAAGCAGCAGTTGAACGACACCAAGGCACAGCTGGCAAGCGCACAGAAACTCGCGAAGAGCAAGGAGGATATGCGCATCTTGAATGCAGTGAAGATGGCTGGCGGTGCGGAGAAGGTGCTGGCAGGCTTCAGCAGCCACTACCAGCCAGCACAGCGACAGCCAAGCGGCAAAGGCGCAGGCGACAACGTGAACGCTGTCGAGGAAGGTAAGAACGCCATCAAGGAGAGACTTGCCAAACTCCACAAAAAGGGCAAGAAGTAACCAAGTATTAACCCATTAAATCAAAAGAAAATAATGGCAGGATTTACAAAAAAGCAACTCGAGAACCTTAAACTCGAGCCAGAAAACCTCGCAAGCATCAAGGATGCCGTGCAGGAAACCTTCTACCAAGATGAGGATTTTTCTTCATTCGTGAACATCATGAAGGTCAAGAACGATGATCCAATCGCACTCATCGGTGAGATGGAAATGGTCGGTAAGGCAGGTGGCGGTTGCGACCCTACCTACGAAGAGAAGGGTATCGCCAACTCTCAGAAGCGTTGGGAACTCGGGCAGTGGGAAATCCCTATCAAGATTTGCTACGAGGCATTGAAGGGAACCATCGCTGAGTATTCATTGAAGACTGGCACAGCCATTGGCGACCTTACCAGCACCGACTTTATGACCATCTACACCGATGCACTCCAGCGAGCCATGCAGCAGATGATTTGGCGTTTCGGCTGGTTCGGTGACAAGGCGGCAGCATTGGCAGGTGAAGGTGGAGGCAAGCTGACAGCAGGGTCGGACGTTAATATGTTCAACGTCTGTGACGGTCTCTTCAAGCGCATCTTTACAGCCACAGCAGCAAAGAACCACACCACCATCGCAGCCAACAGCGAGACCACGGCAGCAGCGCAGGTTTCAGCATTGCGCAAAAAGGGTACGGCTACAACACTCGTTGACACCATCTTGATGGACGTGGACACACGTATCGTTGACGATAGCGATGCCGTGTTGCTTATGACACGCTCGCTTGCTGACGCATTGACCTACGACATCAAGCAGACCTACCACGATATTATGCCGTGGGAGAAGGTGTTCGATGGCTTCGATGTAGCGACCTACAACGGAGTGAAGATTGCTCGTGTCGGCATCTGGGATAGAATGATTAACGCATACGAGAAGGGCGAGACGACAGTCAACCTTCCACACCGTGCGGTATTCTGCAACCCGAAGCACCTTATGGTGGGCACTGATGCCGATGCACTCATCAGCGACCTCGACATCTGGTTCGACCAGAAGGAGCGCAGAAACTATCTCTATGCTACAGGTAAGATTGGAACGGCTCTCCTCGAAGAGGACATGATCCATGCAGCTTACTAATCGCTCCAAATTTTCAGTTTAGTATTAAGTTATTTTGACAATCCTCAACACCCACAAAACGGTGTTGGGGATATAACAATTAAAAACGAATTAATATGGCAACAACTTGCGAGAGCCTTATCGCCCAGGACATCATCATCCCTTGCGAAGACCAAGTAACAAAGGGACTGGAGGGCGATGGACTTATTATCAACCGAGACGACATTGACTTCACCAAGTCCGTTGTAGCGGGCAATATAATTAAAACATTAGTTTTGAAGACTGGCAAGAAAGCATACGCTATCCGGCAGGAAGGCAGCAAGCCATTCACTGGAACCAAGACCGAGCTGACCGTTGGCACGTACCGCAACAGCTGGAAGAACACCGTAGCAGTCGTGGTATTGGCTAACACACCTGACGTTTGCGCCAATATCATTGACGGACTGGCGAATGGAAAGTTCGTTATCATCCTTCGCAACCTCTCTAAGGGAGCGGAAGGAAAGGCAGAGTATCAGGTATTCGGATATGCGCAGGCACTGAAGGCAAGCGCAGGCGAGAACGACAAGTACTCAGACGATACCGAGGGCGGCTGGCTTATCACGCTGGAAGAGGAGAGCGTACCGAAGGCAGCTTATTTCTTCTTCGACACAGACAGCGAGACCACAGCAGCCAAGTATAAGAGCCTTCTGACGGAAGCAGCAGCGTAGCCTATGACATACAAGGAAGCAACAGCCAAGGTCGGGGAGTTGAAGGAACGTTTCGACAGTCCCTTTGATGCAACCGACAAGGCGGTTATCGAAACTCTTTACTTCGAGGTAACACGAAAGCGGTTTGTTCCGACAACCTGCCAGCAGTGTTACCACGATGCTCTGATAGAAATATATCTAAAACTCAAAAAAGAAAAGGCAATGCCAAAAACATGTAATTACGCAATGAAGGCAGGTTTTATCATTTCCTGCCCGGATTTCTACCATGGTAAGATTTTCACTAACGAGAACCTGACCGACAAGGTAGCGCATGAATATCTGACGAAGTACCCACACATGGAAAGCTACTTTCAGAAGATACCCAGCGATGAACTCATCGAGAACAAGCAGCAGCCAGAAGGCAGCGACAGCGGTGCAGATGATACCACCGGGAAAGATCCTGCCGAAAAAGCAGCAGGCAGCGACAAGAAAAAAGACCTCGACCAAGCCGAGAAAGCAGGCAAGGAAGAAGAGTAAAACAACAAGTAAAACGACACAAGCAGTATGAACGTTAAGACAGTTAAGAAGCCAAAGCGAAGGGTTGATATTGGCTACGTCAGCCGATTCAAGATGCAGGCATACGGATATGATAATCTATATCCGCAGAACCTCGCACGCATCACGGAAGCCAGCGGAACGGCAATGCTGTGCCTTAACCGCTACGCCCGATTTATTGAGGGCTACGGCTTCGATAGCGACATTCTAGCATTGTTGGCGATGAACCCACAAGGGGACACGGCAGACGATTTGCTCCGGAACGTAGCGCAAGACCTCGCACGCTTTGGAGGCTTTGCCCTTCATGTAAACTACAGCGTTCTAGGGCAGGTGTCGAGCGTGAGCCACGTACCCTTTGAAAATTGCCGACTGGAAGAGACAGACGACAAGGGGAGTGTGGCGCACGTCTTGCTGCATCCCGACTGGGAGCAGAAGAAAACGAGGAACGGAAAGCGGTTGATGGTGAACGACAAGACTATCGAGCGCATCAACGTTTTCAATCCCGACCCCGACATCGTTCTTGAACAGATTGAAAACGCAGGAGGCATCGACAGCTACAAGGGGCAGATTCTGTGGCAGAGCCTAGACGGACAGTTTATTTATCCTACAGCCAGCTACGATTCAGCCATCACGGAGATTTCGACCGATGAGGGACTGGGAAACGTGAAGATGCGAAACGTCCGCAACAACTTCCTCGTATCGTGTATGCTTGTAACAAAAAAGGGCGTTCCAAAGTTCGATGAGAATGGCGAAGAGGTGGAGAGCGGACAGATGATTTCCGATGAAGACCTTTTGCAGTTCCAAGGGGACGAGAACACAGCGAAGATTCTTGCTGTAGAGGTGGAGAACGAGGAAGACGAACCGAAGGTTGTTGCCTTCCCGACAAAAAACTTCGACAAGGAGTTTTCCGTGACCGACAGCAGCGTTATTGAACGCATCTACGCACAGTTCCACCAAGAACTCTTCTACTCCATCCGTATTGGCAAGTTGGGATTCAGCGGACAAGTTATGCAGGACGCTTACGAATACTATGCAGGCGAAGTGACAACCGAGCAGCGTTTCATCGAGCGAGCCTTCAAGAAGATTTTCAATAGCTGGCACGACCCAGCCATTCAGAACCTAGACCCCAAGCTACAGCCGCTAAAGTATATCAGCAGCGAGGTGGCAGGGAACAACACGATAGACTAATTGATTGAGCCTATGGGAGAACAAAGAAAACAACTTATCACGGTTGATCAGTTCCGAGAACTGGCACGACCGACCAGCACACACCTAGATGAGGATGATGTGAACGCATACATTCGGGAATGCGAAGATGCGAACATCATACCAGCCATCGGGTGGAAGCGGTTCAAGGCAGCGACCGAGCAGGGAGAGTGGGGCGATTCAGTATTGCCCGATTTCCAGCCTGCGGTCTTCCTGGACGGTGGCGAATACACCATCAAGAAGGAGGGCGATTGCAGCCAAGACGAAACCAAGGTGCAGAAGTACACCAGCGGAATACGCAAGGCACTCGCTTATTTCACGTATGCGAGACTTTTTCGTGCCGATGGCACAATTATAAGCCGAGCAGGTGGAATGCGCCACAGAGACGATTATTCAGACCATGTTCAAGACGTTTCGAGCAACAAGCAGTACAACGACATCATGGATATGGCGGAAAGATATTTATCAGATTCCCTTGAATACCTCAAGGCATTCACCCCGAAAGGGGAAGTGAAGGCACAGCGAGGAACGAGGGCACACATTCACGCAATAGGAGATTAATATGGCAACAATAAACGAAATTAAACAGCAGGCGGCAGCGGTCAAGAACGCTACGCAGGTGGGCGAGAACACAGCCGAGAGGGTAGGCGGTGCTCTCTATGGTCTTGCGGAGATTGCAGAGCAGCAGGACACCGAGCTTGGCAAGAAGGCAAACAAGATGGATATGGACGTTGAGCTTGGCAAGAAGGTTGACAAGGAGGAAGGCAAGAGCTTGATTGAAGATGAAGTAAAAGAGTGCTTCAAGGTAATCGAGAATGAGGAGTTTATCCATGCAGTAATAGATTCTGAGGGTAGACTTCTCTTTGGAATCTACAGAGCAACTGGAAAGCCATATTTCCCTCTCAATGAAATGTATCACGTTGAGCAGAATGAAGAGTTCTTCGCTGTCTGGCTTGATGCTGCTAATCATGTGCTCCTTGGTATCAGAAGAGACGGAGAAATCATTGGAGAAATCCATGCAGTTAATGCCTTGAAACAAGTTGTCTCTCAGCTTCAATCAGACCTTGCATCATTGCAGGAGAAGGTAGGTACAATAGATACCAACCTCAAAGAACTTCTTGACGTTTTTTCTTTGCAGGATAACGAGGAATATCTTGCAGTTGAGCAAGATGCAGAAGGCAAGGTATTGTCTGCAACAAATCCTGATGGTTCAAAATTATTTTACACTCCACTGATTCCTAAATCTTCAATTGAGTTTGATGATAGGACAATATATGAAGATGAGGTGGAAGGTTACAAAGAACTACTGCTTGATTCTGATAACAAAATTCTACGCTATACAGATGAAAATGGAGTTATACATGAAAATAGAGAAATTGTTTTCAGTTCTGCTAAATTAGGTTCAAGTAAGTCTGAAAAGGAGTTGACTGTGCCTCGTTCAATGAATCTTCCAAAGTATGGATATACAGATATAAAAGAAGAAACTTTTTATTTGACAGCTAATGCAGGATATTCTGATAAGGATGGAATTTTAGCTATGCTCGTCCATGAAGACACGCAAGCTAATGCTCAAAAAGGATTGACTCCCTATAAGTACTTTGTTAAGTCAACGCTTCAAAATACTGATGGTGTATATTCCGTGACATCTGAAAGTGTGTCTTTGAATTTCTATGTTCCTTCTGATGTAAAGGAGGTTGGAGGAAAGTTTTATGTAACGTCCTCACTTACAAAGGGTAGTGATGGCTCATACACCGTAAATCCAACTTCTATTGAAGTTACAAAAATTGTAGATAAACCTAATGTAGGAACATGGGAAATCAGTAAAAAGACAAAGCATTGGTGTGTAGTTGACATAGACTTTGGCAGCTATCTTAAAGGAACATATAACGTATTGGTTTCCTTTCAAGGGGCATCAACCTTATATAACAGACAGAAGAACTTGAGATATGCTTTTGTTAAATCAGATTATAAAAGCAAGGTGAAATTGAAAATTGGAGAGTTGCTGAAAGTGGACAAGTTCAACTTGAAGTCTTATTACTCTGATGATACAAAACTGAAAGAGCCAATTATCTTTCGTCTGTATTTACAAGCTAAAGAATTACGTAATTTCAATGAGCAATATCCATGGAGTTCTTCATCCATCATTGCAACTGGTGCTACTGGTATCATTAAATCTTTTCCTGTATGCACATCTGTAGGTGGCGAGTTCTATGGTGTTCAGTTCTTTGGCTATAAGAAAGACGAGGTTAACTACATGCTCTCTGGTGATGAAGATGGAATGATTATCAGCGGAGGCGTAGGCTGTAACTGGGCTAAATTTGACTGGAGTACGTGGGAAGATGAAATGAATGATGACCCAACGGAGAGTAACAGAGTAGCTGTAGAGAAATTCTACCAATTCATTAACGGTAGTGATTTCACTAAGGAAAACGCTCCTAAGCACATGAATATTAATGACTGGATAGACTATTTCATTTTCATTCAGTTGTTCAGGCTCAGAGATAATGACATTCACAACCTTATTCTCTATAGCGGAGCAGACAAGAAAATTTTCTCTCCATTCCTTTACGACTTGGATTTATCATTCTCTGTTTACAGCTTTAACTTGGAAGCAGACCCAACAAATACAGTTTGGTTAAAGCTGAAATCATTGTATTGGGAAGAGATATGTGCAAGATACAAGGAACTCAGAGGTTCCGTTCTGACACAAGGAAACTTCAATATGATAGTCAATGACCTACAAAGCAGCATTGATTACTCTGACTTTGAAAAAGGAGTTAAGAAATGGGGAAAAAGAGATACTAAGGTGACAACTGGATATTTGGAGGAATTATTCGGTGAGCTACTAAAAACGTTTGATGTATATTTTAATTTAAATAAATAATTATGGGAAAGTGTTTGATAACAAAAATGAAGGGCAGTGTTAGTGGTGCTGACCGGCCTATTCTTGGAAAGATTAGAATTAAGTTGTTGGGCAAAACTAATGACAACAATTCTAATAGTCAAGGCTATATTCAAGTAAAAAACTCCAATATTGAATGGGCTGGTGAAGAGAATGTAGTAGAACTTGGTGATGGTGTGCGTACTATTTATTTCAATCAGCCAAAGAGTGGTATTGTATATTGCTCTGATAAAAAGAATGTTAGCGAAATAATTACATCTTGGATGTATGCTGCAGATGTCAAGTTTGAGGACTTGAATAAATATTGCAGAAACTTAACATCTCTGTCATTATCTAACTCTGGACAGACTGGAGATTTAAGTGAGATTGCTGATTTGAAACTGACAAGATTGTTTTTATCACATAGTGAAGTTACTGGTGACATTACATCATTGCCAAACAGATACTTGTTGAATTATCTGGATATTTCTAACAATAAAACAATTTCTGTTAATACACAAGACTTATCTATCTGTACTGGTCTCACAAGTCTTTTGCTTTTTGATAGTATGGCTGCAGGTGATATAACGAACTTGTCTATGCTCACAAACTTAGAGGAACTTACTGTGAATAAAACGTCTGTTAGTGGTGATTTGTCTTCTCTTGCAGGACTTTCTAAGTTGTATTGGTTTACAAACTGGTATCTGCAAAACACTTGGAGCAGTCAGGACTTACGACCATCAAGTAGCAAAATTATCTCTGGAGAATTCAGATTTGCAACAGCGACTGATACAGATAATTTCTTGATAAACATGGCTAAGTGTCAGGCATCAGAAAGGAAACAAATCTATTTTCAGCAATCCCATCGCACAAGTGCATCTGATGCAGCAGTTTCCACCTTGCAAGGAAAGGGGTATACTTTATCGCAATTAATTACTGATTAATAATATTTCTAGAATATGGAATTGAGAAAATTAACAAAACCATTCAAGGTAGTTCACGAAGGCAAGAACATTATTCTTCCTTTGACAGAGCAGGGTGACAATGCTGAGGTATACCCATCGGTGAATGCCACCGCAGTAGAGTTTGATACATACTCAGAAGCTAAGGCTTACGTAGATGAGCATAACTTGGTGTATGAGGAGCCACAGTATGGGGAGTAAACCATATAGTTAAAGAAGAAGGGAGTGAACTCTAAGTCACAGAGTTTACTTCCTTTTAGAAGCAGAAGCACTATGTGGAGAAAAATCAACAGCCGAGACATCCTCGGCTTATGCCTGTGGTTCATGGTTGCCCTCGTAATTGGTTGGGTAGCCTACACCATAATGATAGCGAGAGAGATATATCAGTTTTTTCGCTATCATTTGGAGCGATTTGAACTCTAAGTAGCTGAGTTTGTAAATTTAAGAGTAAGACGATATGAAGAAAAATAAGAAACAATTACATGAAGCACTGGCAGTGCTTCTTACTAAATTATCATCGGCAAGGGACAATCCCTTGCTGATGGATAACTACGTTACGAAAGCCTTGCGCACGGTTCTTTTAGAGTTCAAGGAATCGGGCGAGCTTCACGAAGCATACAAGGAACAGATACAATCCACGCTGGAGAGTGACAACCCATGGGTAGCTATGATGATGAAGTCAATTGGCGCAGACCCTACTATTAAGAACGGCATGACCGATGAAGCCATTGACGGCATGATAGATTCGATGTTGGGAAACGATTAAAACATTTTATTTATGAATGACAAGGAGAAAGAACTATGGCGAGTTATAGACAACGTAATCAAGTGTTGTGCTATTGAACTTCAGAACGGAGAGTTGAGCATTACGAGAGAAGACGTTCTCGGCAAGTCTAGAGCTGAAAATCTCGTAATGGCAAGATGTATGGTCGTTGAGCAGATGATACACGCAGGATTCAGCATAACGACCATTGCGACCGTTCTGAACCGCACCGTTTCAGCAGTGAGACATCTGAGCAAGATGTCTTACACCTATATCAGTACGTCTCGAGTTTATCGACTTGCCACGGCACAAGCGACCCTTCTAAACAAGGACGTAGAGCCGATTTGCATTTAAGAAACAAAAAGAAAATAACCAAAAGCGTTCTTTGACAATAATTCGATAAATACCCCTGCACTAACTTTTTGGAGCGAGCCAAAAATCAGAGTAACTTTGCAGCGGATTCCAATATTTGGCTTCCGTAACGTAATTAACTCAAAATTTTATGGCAGACACTATCGAGAAAGTTTATTGCACTGGGGACGGTGGCAATGACAACCTAGCAGCAGCCTTGCTCGCTAGAAGTAACAACAATGACCCTATGGCGCTTATGGCGGCAATGGGCGGTGGTATGGGCAACTGGATGAATAACCCGTTTGCCTATATGATGATGATGGCTTGGATGCGAGACTGGAATAACCGTGGCGGCAACTTGCAGGACACGGAATTGCAGAATCAGATTGCGAGCCTTCGCACACAGATGCAGGACGGCAATAATACGGCTCTCCTGATGGACGCAGTGAAGGGCAACAACGTTGCTCTTGGTCAGCTGGCGCAGAATCTTAACTGCGATATGAACCAGCTGCAGAATGCAGTCTGTGGCGTGCAGGCGGCTATCCAAGACGTAGGCGGTAGAGTTGGTTTTAGTGCAGAGCGTGTAATCAATGCCGCTAATTTGGGCGACTTGAACATCGTGCAGCAGTTGAAGGACTGCTGCTGCCAGACCCAGCAGAACATCATCAAGATGGGCTACGACAACCAGCTGGGGCAGAAGGACATCGAGAACTCGATGCAGCGAGGATTCGATTTCAACAACCGCAGCATAGAGCGAGGCTTCTCGGCACTCGGTTTCCAGCTTCAGCAGGACAAGTGCGACATCATCCGCTCGAACCAAGACAACACCCAGCGAGTTATCGATGTACTTAACAATCACTGGCAGCAGGATTTGCAGCAGCGGTACAACGATGCACGCCTGGAGTTGAGCCAGCAGCGACAGAACGCTGAACTTATTGCAGCGTTGAAGACCACCACAACCACCACTGGAGCGTAGGCGGTCTGAACAAAATCTATCAAGGGGCAACTCGCTGTTCTATCAGTGAGACCCCTTTTTGTCTATTTATCGAATTATCTAAAAAGAGCGCATCATGGAATTTAAGAATATACAGAGAAATCACCCGGTCTATCTGCTAGACAAGCAGACGGTGGAAGTTAAGGAAGGCAAGGTCGTAGACAACCAGCCGCACATCAACACTGGCATCGCAACCATTTCCAGCAGCGGACAGCCAATGCGAGACGTAACAATCGAGGTGGAGGGAAAGCAGACCATCTACACCATACCCGAACACCTCGGAGTTACCTTTGCAGGCGAAATCGTACTGGCAACCGACAAGGCAGACCTTTTGCCCGAAGTTGGGAAATTGGTAAATGAAGCCGATGAGATAATCAAGGCATACGAGCCAAGCAAGGAGCGGAAAGCCAAAGGCGAGGAACTTCTTGCAGCTTTGAACCCGGCAATCAAGGAGAAGCAGGAAACCGAAAAGCGTTTCAAGGCACTTGAGGGCGATATAAGCGGCATTCGTGGCATGGTTAAACAGTTACTCGACAAACTAGGATAGGAGGGCGCACAATGAAGAAAATAATCGTTTTGCGCCATTCTTGCGACAGCGAGGAAGAGCGACACCAGCACCAAGAGAGCGGCATCATCCACGGCTTACCATACGAGAAGGCAGCAAAGGCACTCATGGGAGCCAGTGGGTACGTGGCATACGTTGCCAAGCACGGCTACCACTTCACGAAGCAGCTAGCAATCAAGGCAAGCGAGCAGATGAAGAACGTAGACGGAACGAGCCATCGTTGGACGGTAGAAGAAATCCGGCTGGCAACAAACAACGAGATAATCTCGAAGGGCACGACCCTCGGGGATATTCTCTATTTGGCTAATATGGCTTATGCGGACTTCTACCCGAAGGTAATCAAGACCGAGAGCGACTGCGTACAGTATGCTATTGCCGTAGCCAGTGATCCGGACGGATACGAGGGTATGGCATTCTGCAGGTGGACAGCAGACATCATCGGGAAGGGCGTTACCATCGACTGGGAGAAATTGGAATAACCAAAAAAAATAAATTGATATGAGCGAAGTATTTCACGATTTTCAGGTGCACCACCTAAATCTGTGCGCCCTAGTAATTTTTATCTGTTTCGCTACAATTCTGATAGCGATGACAATTGACCTGATAGCAGGCATACAGAAGGCGAAGGAACTTCATGTTGCAAGAACGTCAACCGGATTGAAGAAGACGTGCGACAAGGCGAAGAAGTATTTCCCGACATTCGGTATTGCTTCGCTTATGGACGTGGCTACGTGTATTATCTCTCCCTTCCCTCTGTTCGCCATTGCCTGGACGGTGTATCTGCTTTTGTGTGAGTTTAAGAGCATCCGGGAGAAAGCGTACGAGAAGGCAGAGATACGCAAGCAAGACCGAACGATGCAGGTGATTCTCGAGAACAAGGACGAAATTGCGAAGGCGGTTGTCGAGATTATGAAGGAAGAACGAAAGAAAGGAGGAGATAATGAGGATAACTAGAGCGCAGCTTTTAAAGGTAATGCCGAATGCAGGCAGCAGGGCAGACACCTACCTTCCAATCATAAACGGATGGGCAGAGCATTTCCACATCAATACGAAACTTCGCATGGCTCATTATCTTGCGCAAATAGCGCACGAATCCGGTGAGCTCAGATACACCAAAGAACTGGCAAGCGGCAGAGCCTACGAGGGCAGGAAAGACCTCGGCAACACCCAGCAGGGCGATGGCGTGAAGTACAAGGGCAGAGGATTGATACAGATAACCGGGCGAGCCAACTACCGGAAGTATGCTAATTATTGCGGCTTCGATGTTGTGGGCAGTCCCGAACTCCTGGAGCGTTCTCTGGGAGCAACGAAATCCTCGATGTGGGTATTCGACACCTTCGGCTGCAACGAGTTGGCAGACAAAGACAACTTGAAGGCTATCCGCAGGAAGATAAACGGAGGCTACAATGGACTGGCAGCCTGCGAGAAGTATTTGAAGCGAGCCAAGGAAGCCCTAGAAATCAAGGTGCTTGCGTAATAAACATATCAATCTAACGTTCATAAAGTATGGAAAATTCAAGAAAAGGGCGAAATTTGCGTTCTGTGGCGTTATTTTTCGCAATGCTTATAATTACCCCACTTTTGATTTTTGGCTGTTCCTGCGCCAAAACAGCGCAAAATAACACAGTTTATCACGACAGCGAACACACCAGCGTAAGACGTGACAGCGTGAACCAGCGACAGATCCACTGGCAGGACACCCGGCAGCACGACAGCGTATTCAAGCAGGACAGTGTGCTTGTCTATATCAAGGGCGACACCGTAATCAAGGAGCGGTGGCACAATCTTACGACCACCAGATGGAAGACAACGACCAAGACGGACACCATCGTGGGCGACATCTACAAATTCGTGACCGACACCGTGAAGGTCAAGTATTACGTCAACCGATACAAGACCAAGGAGGTGGAGAAGCCAGCGAGCGCATGGCACAAGATAAGGCTATTCATTGGCGATTGCGTGTTGTTATTCCTGGCAATCTTTGCGGTTTGCTGGATAAAGGAGCGCATCAAGAAGAGAGTTCAATAGGTTCAATCATAATATCAATCTTTAAAAGGGCAGGAAGCGCAGGAGAGCGTTTTTCTGCCCATTTTTTGTGCGTAGAACACTTTTCATTGAGAGAAAAGGGGTAGGGGTTATGAGAGTTAGATTATATTCATTCTAGCTAATGCGTGCAGGTTATTATTATATAGAGCGTGGAAAGCGTACCGAAAACAGCCTAAAACGTACCGAAAACGACCGAAAATATCCGTGCTTACGACATAAACAGCCAATAAAAGTTAAAATATTAATATCTTTCGGGAAAAGTTTTGGTGGAACCGAAAAATATTAATATCTTTGCATCGTGTTTAGGAGATAAGCACAATAAACATTCAGTAACTAAGCCCTAGGCAGCACGGTTAAGCCAGAGAAAAATGAAAAAGTCAAATTCAAACATTTTAGAGTTCACTACAAAGTTCATCAACTCTAACTTCCGTATTAAGGTCTTCGGACGCACAGAGGATGGCAAGAAGATAAACACACTCGTGGGAGTAAGCGGTATCTTGAAGCTCATCGGTGCAGAACTTTTTAACAAGTTCATCAAGCGAGCATTGAAGATGGCACAAGATGTTTGTATCTGCAAATTACGTAGAGGACTTCAAGTTAGTTTATATTCAAAATAAGACAATTATGGAATGGAGAACAATCAACGGGTATGGTGGAGTTTACCAAGTTTCTAATACTGGGGTCGTTAAAAGACTCCACCATGTTACGATTAACAAGAAAGGTGTTGCAATGACATTTAAAGAAAAGCGAATAAAGCCATTTAAAGATAAGTATGGTTATATGCACGTTTGTTTACAAGATGGCAAGAAACGCATAAATTGCCAAGTCCACAGATTGGTTATTTCTGCATTTAATCAAGGAGACACCAGTATGCAAGTAAACCACATTGATGGAAACAAGAAAAACAACCGCATTGAAAACCTAGAATGGGTAACACCAAAAGAGAATATCGAACATGCGGTAGAGCACGGACTTCGTGGAGATAATAACAGAAAGTCAATACAGAAACTTGTAAATGGTAAGATTACAGATACTTATATTTCCATCACGGAAGCTGCAAGAGTAAATCGTATAAGCAGACAATCTGTTTTCAGAAGTCTAAGAGGACACGCGATGAAAGGTGGGGTAATGTTCGTTTATTCTAACAAGGGAATATAAACAATGGCAAGAGCAAAATATTACATCAAGAAACAGGTTGAAGGCGAGGAAATCGAGGAGTTGGCAAACTTTACACGCAAGGACAAGGCAGAGCAATTCTTGAACGGCTTGTTTAGGGAATATAAAAAAACCGATAATTTTTATCCTCACTGGGTACGCCAAGGTTATTTTAAGTCTGAATTTGCATGCTTAGGAGTGAATTGTACAACAGAGTATTGGATTGAAAAGTATTAATCAGCAGGGCGCAAGCCCTGCACAATATATCAATATATGAAGGAATACGACAAGATACCAGCACAAGCAGTGGTCGAGGTGACGACCAGCTGGGGAAGAACCTGCCTGCGAGAGATTGGGCGAGACCTTAAGGAAGGCATGGTGCTCGATGGCTATTATTATCCGGTAAGCAAGGCTTTCGATTTCGAATGGAAGGGAGAGGGCGCAATGCTGTGGATCGGGGACAACGGAAGGCTTGTCAGTCTTGGAGAAGGGCAGAAGCATAAATACATGATGCTTGGTCGTCTATTATCCGATTGCAAGTACTTCCTTCGCAACCCATACGAGCGACACCTCTATTTCCCGAGCATCGCCCGGCATTGCAAGGAAATGCGCCAGTACTGGATGGAGTTGAATATCAAGCCGGAGTGATTATCTTATAAGCAGATCGGCAGGCTGGAGCACAAGATGAACAGAATGAAAACGAAGTTGGACAGACAATTTAAAAAAGACAGAAGACAATGACAGAACAAGAGTACAGAGAAGCCCTGCACGAAATCAACGTGAGGGCTGAGAACGAAAAAAGAATACTGGCAAGAGCGTTTGCTTTTGAGCACAGCCAAGTTTTGGTAGGAGATTATATCAGCGACCACTGCGACATGATAAGGGTTGAAAGATGGGAGATTTCGAATAGAACCCACGAATACAACTCCTTGCCTTGCCTGGTATATCAAGGTATGACCTGCAAGAAGGATGGCACGCCACGAAAGAACCCGAAGAGGTGTAGCATCTATCAGTGCAACCTTTTGCGAGTAAATGGAGAACCTGTAAAGAATCACGGATATGGAGAAGAATAGAAGAAACATCAAGAGAACGAAGAAGGGTGCTGGCGCAACGGTCAAGCTAGTTGGCATACAGATAGACAACGACCTTCTGCCTTTCCTCAACGCATTGCCCAACAAGTCACGATTCATCAATGATTTGTTGAGAAAGAAATTTTTCGGAAAATAATTTGGTGGTTTCAAAGGAAAAGCGTACCTTTGCATCACCGAATGTTTAAAGTGGTTACCACTTATTACCCCAGCGGCTCGACTTTTTCACCGCTGGGGTATTTTTGTGCTCTTTCTTTCGATTTACCCCGAAATTTGCGTTCTGAGCCGCTTACGTGGTAAGTACGTAAAACTATCCCCGAAAACAATTTGAGCCGTTTCTGCGGCAAATTCGCAAGAAATAAGGGCTATTTCTTGTTGTATAGTACGTAATCAATAACCCTGCGGTTTGCTTCATCTACTCTCGATAGGTCTGCATTGATGTAGGTATCAGTTACCCGGACACCGAACGAGTGACCCAGCGCAAGCGACACCACGTCCTTTTGAATTCCAAGATTGAAGGCGATAGATGCCCACGTATGGCGAGCGTAGTACGTAGTAAGCCCTGGGCGTACCTTTGCGAGTTTCTTATTAATCATGACCGTTGCGACATCAACGTTCCTGAAATGCTCCGAGAAACGAAGCAGCTTCTTTTCCCCTTTGTACTTCTCGATGATGCGGAGAGCTTCTGGATGAAGCAGGATGGAGTAATGCCTGCCAGTCTTCGCCCGGTCGTATTCCAGTCTACCACGGACGATATTCTCATTTGTCAAGGCGAACAAGTCACTCACATTGATACCAATCAGCAGGAACATAAGCAGGAACATATCGACCAGCTCATCACCACCAGCTTCGAAGATAGAGCGGATTTCCTCAACGGACAAATCTCGCTTTTTCGTTGTCTCAAGCCGGAGACTGTACCTGCGGAATGGGTAGTTTTTCGTCTGCTCATTATCTATCGCCAAGTTAAAGACAGCAGCGACACAGAGCATCCTGCTGGCTCTGGTATTCCTAGACAAGCCTTCCTTTGCCATGAACGCATCGAAGTCTTCAAGCCAAGAGCGGTTAATCTCATCGTATGTAAGCAGAGCCGCTTTTTCCTTCCCAAGGAAAGCTTCAATCTTTGCCCAAGTATATTTATATCTGTTTATCGTGTTCTTTTTCAGATTCCTGCCCTCGTAGGCAATGAAGCCATCACGAAGTAGGGCGACTTTCTCCCTTGCAGGCTCAGCTTCAAGCATGATTAAGTCCCGGAGTTCCCTAGCCGTAATATCTCCCCGGTATGTTTCCCTGCATTGCGCCTTCATCATCATTCTATTATAAAAATTAAGGCGGTCAAGAAGAAAGTCGTTGATAGCATCACGATCCGGACGCTTGCGCACCTTGCAAGCCCTTTTATCCCACTCGTCTTTCTTGCAGTATTGATTGAGGGAAATGAAGGCAGTCCCACCATGGTTGTTGACGGCAAGCCGGATGGAGAACGTACCATCCTGCCTTTTTACCCTCGTATCTAAATATAGTCTAAGTGTTGCCATAATTCCGTGCAGTATTTATTCAGTTTATTTTCAGCGTTAAGAGCCGCAATTGTGCAACATGGTGCATAATTGCGGTATTTTCAAGTTATCAGAGCATCAGAGAACCCCTTTAAACACTGAGAAACACAGTAAAGTTGTACTTAAAATCATAGTCTTTTCCTTTCTTTTTTATGTTATTATCAATGTTATTTATAGCTTAGACGATAA